CTCAAAACCTAAAGCTATGCTATCTAGAGCAAGAAGCGTAGTAAAAAAAGGTATTAAATTTACTGGAATTGGTGCAGCTCTAGGTATTGGAGCATATGTAGCAGGTGCTTCCTCAAGAAGAAAAGCAAAAGCACCTAAATTTGGTGAACGAAATAGAGATTTAAAAAACCAAATGATAGCACAGGCTAACAGAAGAAGTTTTTATTTATGATGAGAGGTGGGAAAAGAGAAGGAGCAGGTAGACCAAAAGGATCTACTAAGAAAAAAAGATGGAAAATGCTTGAGGAGCTAGGTATGAAATATAACCACAGTCCTCTTGATTATCTTTTAGCTATTCTTAACAATCCTATGTCTAGTCCTGAGAGAAAAATGATGGCAGCTGAAAAGGCAGCACCATATGTGCATCCTAAATTAGCAACACAAGTAAATAAATTATCATCAGATGGGCCAATCAAAATTAACATCAAATGGGGAGACGAGCAGTAAGTCTATAATAATACCTTACACACCTCGACCATTACAAAGAGAAGTACATAACAATTTAAAAAGATTTAATGTACTTGTATGCCATAGACGTTTTGGTAAATCTGTTTTATCTATCAATCAATTAATTAAAACAGCTGTTGCTAAGCCTATGCGTAAGTGTGCATTCATAGCACCTACTTACCGACAAGGTAAATCTATAGCATGGGAATATTTAAAGATTTATACTAAGCCACTAATGTATTTAGGTGGTACTAAAAACGAAACAGAATTAAAAATAGAATTATTTAACGGATCTACGCTTCAAATATTTGGAGCTGATCATCCTGACTCCCTTCGAGGTATGGGGTTTCATG